CTTGATTTGTGGACTTACCGTATCTATGAAATTCCTATACAAAGTGTTAAGGTTTTATATGTACCAGCAAAACCGAGAATCTTTAAGGATAATTTAAATCAAAAGGAATTACTTAAATGGTTAACAAACGAAATCCATGCACACGAAGAGTCACAAAATAAATTTAAAACACATATTCAACATATGCGAGAAGTTAAATTATGTGATTTATGTGAATTGCCCACAGGTCTTTGTGATTGCTCGCAAGCATCACATATACAGTTACCAGCGAGTTTTACATTCACGGAATGGTTGATATTCTTTATTATATATCATAGCTTGTTGATGTTAAGCTATGTACCTGGTGCTGAGAAAACTATGACCTTTTTATGTGGTTATTTTGTACGACGTTTACTAAGTAAGTATATAGAGATTAGATTTAATAATTTTTGTTATCAGCAGATAGGTGATAAAATACAAAGATCTTTCAATCCACCAAAGAAATTTAAATATATGCTTGCTGCTATACCATTTCTGTATACTCTTAAGAAAATATGGGATTTGTATTCTTCGTGGAAAGTAGTTGATGCAGAATGTCAAGGTATAACTTCTAGTGCAGACATTTCTGATGGTGTCAGACCTACAGGTGATTCTGGAAAGCAAGAAAATGTTTGGTACAAAAACGATTATGTTGTAACACCTTTTGAAGTAGGAGCTCATATCACTTCAACTAAGGGAATGCATATTAATGAATTTATTAAATTAATTGAACGTAATTGTGTTAATGCAACATTTACAAATCATATAGATAAAAAAGTTTTGAGAGCACGCGGATTGTGTCTCAGAGGTAATTATTACATTTTTAATAAACATTTAGTACCCGATGTTGTAGAATTAGATTTAAATTTGATTCAATCTACGAGTGTAAATGGTGTGAATTCTAATTTCACATGCAAAATTTTTAGTAGTGACATTCATAGATCATCTACAGAAGATTTTGTTATTATTAAGATTCTAGGTCTACCACCGAAGAAAGATATTCTCAAATTCTTCCCAGATAAAGAAGTTAAAATGAGAAATAAAGGCATCTCTGTAGGAAGAATACATGATGGTAGTTTAGAACATTGTAATTTTAATCCTGTTAGATATGAAGATTGTATTCATGTTTCGTGTCTTGGTCAAATGACAGCTTGGGTAGCTAATTGTACTACCAGGGACACAGCTAATGGTGATTGTGGTTCTGTACTAGTTATGGAGACACCTTTAGGTTATGCCTTGGGAGGTATCCATAGTGCTGGTAATGGTAGAATTGCCATATTCACCGCTTTAGATAAGTGCAAGTTGAGTGAATTTGTACCTGATATGACTATAAAACAATATAATGAAAATGAATTAGTTTCATCAAAGAGTGCTCATCGCGAGGTAGGAGATCTCCACAAAAAGTCGGTTTTTAGATTTATTCAGCAAGGTTCTGCTGAAGTTAAGGGATCTTATACTGGTTTTAGGCAACAACCTAAGAGTAGAGTGGAATTAACTCCTATGGCCTCTTTTCTAGATAAATATGCTTATAAAGTAAAATTTGGTTCTCCAATAATGAGAGGATGGGAACCTAAGCGTATAGCAGCTTTAGATATGATACAACCAGTTACCGGACTAAATACTAACATATTAGAAGAGATTACAAAAACATTTCTAACAGATATATTGGAAAGACTGACATCCAAAGATTTGCAAGAAGTTTGTGTCTTAGATATGTTTACTAGCATCAATGGTGCTGCTGGTGTTCCATTTATAGACAAATTAAATAGAAATACCAGTGCTGGTGCACCTTTTAATAAAAGTAAGAAATGCTATATGTTTCCTATTGAACCAGAAGGTTTAAATTTGGATCCGGTTGATATAACTGATGAAATCAAAGAGAGGATAGCATATGCTGAAGCTTTATATGCTGAAGGTAATAGAGCGCATTTTATATTTAAGTCACACTTTAAG